CCTGAGCACACCATCATTGCTGGTGGTGACGATGTATTACAAACGTTCCCAAAAGGGTATGATCTGGACAAGTATAAGACTGAAGCGGCGGCTCTTGGTTTCCAGTTGGACGATTTTAAAGTCCACAAGGAATTCGAAGGTTGCGAGTTTTTCTCTAGCGTGTTTAGCCGTCCCAATGGAGCGTGGGTTTTTAAACCACAACGGTTCACTAAGCACGTGGCGGCGTTGCGCACGACTAAGTTGGATGACTTGGCCGGCGCTATTGCTAGCCACCAAATGAATTGGGCCTGGGATGATAAAAAATTTAAATTCTTTGCCAAGATGTTTCGCGAGATGCGTGCTTTGCAACCCGAGAGTTTCGGGTTGCAGTACGTTAAGAGCCAGCGCCAGCTCCAATACAAGATGTTGGGGGTTGACGTTCGCTGTTAGGCGATACGTGTTGCATGTTGCATGTTTGTAGGTAGGTGGGGGCGCAAAATTTGCGAAAAATGGAAGAAATATTAGATGTTTTAACTGATATAGTAGCCCCTGAGTTATTGCCAGTCCTAGAGATTGCAGAAGTGGCCGCTGATGCCATGTTAGCCCCCGATTCTCTTGAGACCATCAATTTGGTCAATGAGACGGGGGAGTATGTGTCAAAAGCGGCTGACGCTGCGATGAAAGTGATTGGACCAGGAGCGGTTGTTGGTGGGGTTGCCTCCGGTGCTTTTAGCAACGGGGGCGAGCCTTTCAAGACCGCTTCAGGACAAAAAACTGAGAGTGTTGGAAGTGGTGAGTTACCACAAACTCCCATAGCGCCTGTGTCGGGTGGGGTTGTGTACGACCCAGTGGGTGGCGCGGTGGCGCCCAAAGTGGAATACAATCCATTTAGGGCCACCGTGCCGCCCGGGTACGTGTACGATCCTAACTGCGATGGCGCGTGCCAATTCTCCAGACCTAAAAACAGAAAAAGACGTAAAAGAAAGAAATTTTACATGTTGTGAGTTCAGAGATGTATGTGTTATGCATATTGCATAGGTAGGTTAGGGTGCTAAAATGGCGAAAAACAAAACAAAGAAAAAGACTAGCACTGATGTTACCGCACTGGCCAAAATGGTTGGTAAGTATATGTCAATGCGTGGTCAAAAAC